CTTTTGATAAACCGTTTACTGGTTCATCATCACAACAAAAAACACTTATTGATATGGATGACAGGGGTCGTCCTTTCGGTGAGTTTGCTGTGTTGCTACCAGGGGTTGTTAATTGGGTGCTTGATATGAGTGAGACGGAGATGAAGGAGTACCTAATGGAAACCAATGGGAAGGTAGCATTTTTTGCTAAGCATCACAGGGAGCAAATCTTAAAATCTAATCAAATTATGGATTGGATGAGTCATTGTGTGGTGTTTGACCCAGGGGTTTCTTCTGCTGTTGGACTAGCTAAGACCAGTACGGGCGGTGCATCTTATGTTTATTCGCTTTGGAATGAACGGTTGTATCCAAGTTATTGCGAGTTTTCACGCGGTAGCAATAACAATATTTTGGGTCGCAGTAGATTCGAATCGTTGTTGATGGACGTTTGTGTGCACCAGCTTGGGTTGAATGTGTACAAATTTAATGAGGCCCGTGGACTACGCATCATGAATATTGCGCCAAAGGCTAGTAATCCTACGCGTTATGAGGGGTATCCATCTATTGTCGAGGTCGGTCTCAATAAAAAAGACTGGGTTGAATTCTATGGAGAAGCTTTAACTAAGCAGAATAATGCGAGAATAGATGAAGTAGCAGCAGAAGATTGAGCAACGGCCGCCATTTGATCTTGGATCTGTACGACTGCGACAAGCAGTTGCTGGATAATTATGACGCTCTGCGCGAATTAATCGAGACGGCGTTGCGAATGTCTAACGCAACAATCTTGCGTATCATTGGTGAAAAGTTTGAACCACAAGGGGTCACACTATTGGCCCTCTTGTCGGAATCACATTGTTCAATCCATACGTGGCCAGAGATTGGCTATGCCGCAATCGATTTATATACGTGTGGTGACACTACCAATTCACATAAGGCAGCTGAGTTTTTGAAGTACAAACTTAAAGCAAAAAAATCAAACGAAAAAGAATTAATCAGGTCCATAACACCTATTGATTAGGTATAGTGTAGGCAGTCCATTAATGACAAATGACTGAATCTAAGCCTAAACTTCTTTGGATTGGTGACATTGTCGCAACCACGGGGTTTGCGCGGGTGACTGAAAATGTGCTTAGTCGCTTGAAAGACAAGTACGAAATCCATGTACTCGGTTGCAATTGGCATGGTGACCAGACGCCACTCCAGAAAGATTACTTTCTTTACCCTGCTTCTAATCGTTTTCAACAGGCTCCTTTTGGGGAAGAACGTATTCGTGAAATGGTTGATCGCATCAAACCAGATGTTGTCTTTACTATCAATGACGCCTGGATTATCAATGAACAATGGCGTCGTATCGCGGACCTAAGGGAAACCATTGGATTTAAGTTTGTTGGTTACTACCCAATGGACTCCTATGAGTGGTATGGATCGCTGCTTGATACGCTTAATGATTGGGATGCAGCTATCTGCTACACAGAATTTGGTGCACAAGAGACTATCAATGCTGGTGCCAAGGTGCCTATCACTGTTATTCCCCATGGAATGACGGCTGATCAGTTTTATCCTACTGATAAGAAGAAAGCTCGTGAGCAACTGGGGCTTAACCCGGATGATTTTATTGTTTTCAATGGTAACCGAAATCAATTCCGCAAACGAATTGATATCACTATTAGTGCGTTTGCCAAGTTTGCAGTGGGTCGCCCAGATGCCAAGCTGTATCTACATATGGGGTTGAAGGACCAAGGGTGGGATGTAATGCCTCTCTTTGGTCGTGAGATGAAACGACAAGGGCTGGATCCTAATAACCGCATCATCATGACGACACCGGAACAGAATCCTCCCTCTGTGCCGGTTGAGTTGTTGAATACTATTTACAATGTTGCTGACGTTGGTGTCAACACTTGTAAAGGGGAAGGCTGGGGTCTGGTCAACTTTGAACACGCTGCCTGTCGTGTTGCCCAGGTGGTGCCTGACCATACATCATGTAAGGAAATCTTTGATGGTGCAGGGCTTCTGATTAAGTCGTTGCATGCTGATGTGGATACCAACTTTGGCAGGATCATGCCCTGCCCTGATGACAATCATCTTGCTGAGCTACTTGGCACGTTGTATGACGACCGGACTCTCCTGGATAAAGTTGCGCAAGATTGTTACGATCGCGTTACAAACACTTGTTTTGACTGGGATACGATCGCTGAACAATTCGATGGTGTGTTCCAGGAGGTGATCGATAAGGGGGAGGCGGAGAAGCCTCAGATCGTGAAGCCTAAGGCACGGAAAACCAAAAAGAAAAACTAATCAGTCATTAGTTTTGTATTAGGCCTGCCTTTGGGTGGGCTTTTTTATGGGAAGTCGGTCTCATGGTGAGACGCAAGTAAGGTGTTTAGAAACAGAGAATACCCCCCTTTTCTCCTTGGTATGGGCTAAATTACACTTTGATACAAGGGTGTAATGTTTGAAAGTTTAGGGATAAAATATTAACCTAGAAATAATTACACCATTGAGCCAAAGTGTAATTTAGCTCCTAGTAAAGGAAAAAAGGCCTTATTCTCTGTTTTCTTGCAACGTGCTAGGCTATTAGCAGTTTTAACGACACCATGGCAAGAGGTCACATGCCACTGCCTCCCCTCTGGAGGCTCAACGAGTTGTTCTGTTTATCCGACGACTACCCCACTGGCCTAGCTTGGAAGGTTGCAAAGGCAGGCCACAAGCCGGGTGGGCAAGCTGGTCGCCTCAACCAAAGAACGGCGCTGTACGTCGTGAGCGTGGACAACAAGGTTTACCTGGCACACCGCATTGTCCATTACATGAGGACCGAAGAGGATCTCACCAATCGCACTGTGTCTCATGCTGCGGATAATGTTGAACACGACAACCGAAAACCTTTGCTTGTTTCATCGTTAAAAACGAAATTTGTACCAGATGGATGGGAGGCTTAATCTGTGGCAAACATTTATCGCGCCATCAAAGAACCAATTGAAGCTGCAGGCTTTCGTCACATAAATGACATCAGTCAACTTTCGGAAACCCTTCTGAATGAAAAGGGTTACTACACTGGCTTCCCTTGTCCACATAATCATTTCATTAGGGATACCAAGCAACACTGGTGTTACTTCTGTGTCAAGAAAATCCTGTCTAACGTATGTGGCTTTGACATTAACTACGTACATACAGATTACAAAATCAAATATCACAAGCTTTGGAATCAACTTGACATACATGCTCCAGGGGAATGCTGGGAAATTAATTCGTCTGGCATCTACACTCCTCGGCGTGTTTGTTTTCCTTCCTATCGCTCAACTTACAGTAAACAAAAAGCTGAAAATGTTACATTTCATAAAGCACTTTATCAGTGCGCCTGGGGGGACATTGGTAGTCTTGTGGTCACCAGGGTTTGCGGTAATCCAAAATGTGGGAATCCTTTGCATTTAATTTCAAGTTGGAATCGATTGTATCCCCCTGCAGACGTTACACCATTTGAGTTGGATTTTAAACCTGAAAAATTAATGCTATATGGCAAGCGCAAAGGAGACCCCCTGCTAGTGGAGAAGAGCTTCAAGCAAACCATTACAAATCCATTGGAGCGCAAAGAAATTGAGGAGTAAAATATAAGTAAGAAAACTTGATACAATAATGCGTTCTTCACAAGCTCAACGCCAAAGAACCAAAGAAGATCCTTTGTTTCTAGGTTCTTTTAGTACGCTTTCTGTGCGCACTTTAAAAGGTACACTGGGACCCAGGAGTCAAGTCGTTGGTAGAGCAGATACTAACTTTACGTCCAATGGTGGCTTTGGGGGTGGCGCCTATAACCATTGGTTTCGCATTGATATAACTTCTCCTGCTTGGCTTATTTTTGCTAAAGGCGGAATCAGGCCTAAGTATATCAATATTTCAACCTACAGCTTGAACTTAACTCCTATAGAAGGACGCGCTATTTTTGACGCCGATAGCATCACGGAAACAATTGATGGCGAAACATATGTTCCCTATGTAGGACACATGATGAACAAGCAGTCAGATCTATATAACAACTTTGTTCCTACTCGACTAGACAAAGGTGATCAACGGTATTACCCCTTGGATACCGGAAGTTATCTATTGTGCGTTTCAACGACTCGCAATGAACTTCTTGATTATGAAGTTGCTTTTGTTGTTGAATTTCCAACAACAACATTTGATATTTTGCTGGAAGATTACGCTCTCCTGTTGTTTGAAGATACGGTTGAAAGTTATGTAGTCGCTGATACAACTGCAACTTATGTTGAAGATGATCAGCACACTCATTCACTGTCAGAGTGGGATACTGCTTGGCAACGTGAGCATCAACAGGGCTCTCCCTTTCCTGATATACTTGTTCCATTGGCAACGCAACCGTAAACCTTGAGCAATACGTAATGAATGAGGAAAATAAAACAACGCAAAAAAGTATTTACAAAACATTTAGGTGGCGGTCACCTGGTGGTAATGAGGTTGCTCCCATGGATGCGTACCGAGAACGGGTGCATATGGTTAGCGAGCATCGCAACAGGGAAAAGCAGGAGACAAATCAACGATTGGTTGAAAAGAAAAACAAAGAAAAGAAGGGTCCGCCGCCTGGATTCACATTTGACCGGTAAGCACGTAAACTTAGTTCAAGCAATTGCCATCCAACAAGTGCGGCGTTGGGTACAAGAGTTGCAACCAGGGGATTCAATTGCTTTGCGCTGTGAGTCAGCTAAACCTGACAAACAATTCCAAGTGTGGAAAAAGTGGTTCCAACGCAAAGAAGCAATGGGATGGAGAATAAACGAAGAGTTTAAATCTTTTTTCTATTACAAGTCAAAGCTAGTAAAATAATAGTAGTTACCTCCAGGATTATGCACGGTTCTTTTTCTGATTATGTCGGCGCTTTGCTTGCAGTACATGCAGCAGCTAGTGCCATTACAGCACTGACCAATTCCCCTAAGGACGACACATTTGTAAGAAAATTTTACAAAGTGATTGAATTTCTTGCTTTGGTTACTGCCAAGACCAAGCAACGCTGATCTTAAGCGACAATACACCACCCCGTTGACGGTCCATCAACCATCCAGCGGGGTTCAAAATTTTTGTAGCTGTAGTGTTTTTTGGCGCCATCGGTGAGTGGATAGGTGCCACTAACTAAGGACATTTCTCCCCAGGGGTCGTTTACCCAGTAGCCTTTGTCGTCATAACCGATAATACAAAGCCAATGCCCACCACCAGATGGTTGACTTACTGGGCCATGATGCAAGAACCCTACTGGTACTGGCTTACCTGAATCAATTTGTTTTTTGATAAGAGCACGATTACCGTTTGTTACAAACTTGGCAGACAAACCAAAGTGCTTTAGAGCAGCGAGCTGAGTAGCGCCTTCGGTTGTATCGCCATAATTAAAAACTACTTTGATGTAGTCATCATCATTTTTAATGCTGCCAGGCTTAAGGAACTTCAGGAGCATGGCACAGCTAGAACTAAAGCAAGTCCTGTTAGCATCGCGGTAATTATCCCGCTGGCTCATGTACTGAACAGCTAACGGGTTGTTAAGTTTTGTTGCGGTATCCGATAAGTTTCTAAACCGTTTTAAAAACTCAGCCTGTTGTTCAGTTGATAACAACCCCCAGGCATAGGCCCAAGCTTTGTTCTGGTGCTCCAGGGGATTGCTTTTGTCCGTAGCCCTGGCGGCGTCAAGGAATGTTGACATGTTTTATTCAACTTCAATAATAACTGGTTCTTCAATAGAAGGAATAAGTTCCCACAAATCTGTTTCAGGATAGTAGTAATATGTTCTTGATGCCCAATCCAAGGGAGTGTTTTCTTTTGTTAAGAAAACTTCAGCGTTGTTTGTTGTTATATCTAAAACATCATAAAGTTGATTCTTTGTATTGTTTGATATTTGAAGACCTTGAATTGTTAATACAACAAGCCAATCTTTATCCAACAAATAAACGCTTAAGTATTTACCGGGATCTTCAGTTTTTAAACAAATGTTTTTCATTATTCAAATATGTTGTGGTTTTCAACAAGTGTAAAAGTTTTTACGCAGTCCCTAAGTAACTGCTTTTTAGCTGTTTCTGTTAATGCTGTTTTAACCAAAACAGTTCCTGTCAATAAAGTTCCGCTGTTTATTATTGCGCGGTTATTAGTTAAAGTTCCGCTTGGGTTAATAACAAGGCCTACTGATTCAGGATCACGGTAAGTGACTGATGCAGACCCTGAAACAGGAAAAGGAACCGCACCCATTGCTACAGGAGTTTTAAATACATTTTTTTTTAAAGTATAAATTTGCTCACCAGTTGTTGAAGTTAAAGCAAGATCAAATATGCAATCTTGATTAATAACAACAATACCAGTGTAATTTGGGTATGCGCCTTTAAGCTTTACGGGCGTAAAAGTAGTTACGTTCCCGGATGGTGCTCCTGTTAATGTACCAGTAAGACTTACCTGATCCGAAAAACTATTGTCGCCACTCGTAAGTGTATACAAGTTTCTAAATTTTAGCGTTGTCGGCATATAATAAGGAGGTGAATTATCAGCTGTTGTCCTTGCAAATCCTTTGTAAAAATGTCCACCAGGAGCGCCTGTAGTTGGATTGTCTCCCGTGGCCGTAGCCAAAGTGCCTATATGTAACGCAGTTTTAGGGACAAAGGGTTGTCCTACCATAGCATTTTGACAAAGAAATATAAAAGATCCATGGGGAGCGTTGTATGGGTTAGTCGGTAATTTAAAATAAGGACTCGACGGTATACGATTACAAAATCCCCCCGTAGCATTAAATAAGTCCGAAGCAAGACTTGAGTATTGTGTACGTCCTGTATTAGATAAAGAATAAGGAATATGCATGTAATTAATAGAAGCAACTCCTGCTTGAGAATTAGTCGAAGATAACTCACTATAGGATATATAAGATATTAAACCACTGTCAGTAACAACTGAGGAAATCTCAGCAAGCCTACGTGAATTCCATATTTTACCAGTAATACGTGCAGCTGCTTGAGCGTAAGAACCAGTAAAAGAATTAACAATTCCTGTTGTAATGGTTGTACCAGATACTTGATATACTTGATAAGATCCAGTAGCGGACAACAATGTTTCGTAGTTGGCTGTTGTTCCAGTACTGCCTACAACTATTCCATAAGATCCGGTACTAGTATTAAAAGCTGTGCATACAGGTTGAAACACTCCCGTGGCTGACGCAAAAATAGGTACAGCCGCTCCAAAGGTACCTCCTAATACAAGGCCAGAAGATGGTTGTGCTGCAATAATTTGTCCAGTTGTACTCCAACCAGTTACGGCTGAAGCAGGGGATACAGTAGTTGCAATAACAAAACCATTAGATTCCGCTCCAGAATGATAAGTTACTGATATTGACTGCCCAACTGTACCACTTGAAACTACGGATCGAATAACAGCGGGAGTGCCTACTGTGATAGTTGTTCCACTAATTTCAGCCAAAACAGCACAAAGTTGTCCGCTGGTAACTCCTGTTGCCGATTGGTAACCAATTAAAAATCGTTGAGTATCTCCTGTATAGCTTAAATCTTTTGCAATTGACGGAAAAGTTATATTTGTTGTTATGGAATTATTATCAGTATCTACAAGGTTTACGCCGGTTACTTGTACAACACCTGTATCTGTATGTTGAATTATTTCAAGACCAACTACTGCTCCACTAACTACAGCGCGATTATTTACATATGTAGTAAGCAAACTGTAATTTGCATTTAAATCTGTATAATCATAAATTTGCCTAGTTAAGGACCCACTTAATGCTTGTTGTTTTAAATATGTTGCTCCTGTTACTTTTAAGGCATAACTATTGGTGAAGCCGGTAATGCCTGTAACAGTATTACCAGTAAGCAAATTAGTATAAAATCTATTGTTAAATTGCAAAGAGCGAATTATTAAGAAATCTTCTGTAGTTACTCCGCCTGTAGCAATAGGAAGGGCAGAATTAGGAGAATCAACAATGGCTTTGTTTTCATCATTGATTCCTACCAAGCAACCATTAACATATGGCATAGGGCTTCCTATTCCAGTACCAATAGCAGCAGTGCCTGTGCTATTTATGCCACTAGAACCAATAGGAAAAAGTGTTTGAAAAATATAATTGCCGCCTGAAATAAAAGAAGGAGTATAACCACTAATAGTTCCGCTTGATGTTTGAACATCACACGTGATTATTTTGTATTGTGGATCAGGTGCTTGGCGTCCCATTACACTACGGCCTCCTCATAACCATAAATAGAAACAGCTAAACCACTGCTATCTGAATATACTACTACATTTTTAAAAGCTTGCGCTACTAAAGCAGTACGTTCAAGTACCTGCCCAGATTCCAAATTGGTTCCAAATTCAATCCAATGCTTGCCGCTAGGTGTAGAAACACCTGAATCAGTAATGGCTAGAAATGCAGGAACTCCTGATACTGCAGTTCCAATATTAACAAACGACGCAGTAAATGACGCCTCATAGCCAGAGGGAACAGTATACAGCGTGGTATAACCGCTTCCCGTAATAAATGTTTGACCAAGAATTTTGGCAGCCATTACACTCCAGCCATAAAATAAATTCTACCAAGACTAAGTCTTGCTAGAGACAACATTGGAATTGTTATTCCGCTAACAATAAAAGTCCCCCCGGAAATAATTCCAGTAGTAAAAACACCGCTGCCAAAAATGCCACTTCCGCTAATTTGAATACTGCCGGTTGTGGTTTCCGTAAAGTTTGCAATTGTAAAGTTACCAGTGGTTGCAGTAACGGTTGTGGCATTAACTGTGACAAAATTACCAGTAGTACCGGTAACCGTAGCCCCTGATAAGTACTGAGTAAAAACGCCTGTAACTCCAGTTATTGTTCCTACGTTAATTGTGTTGCCTGTAATAGAACCACCTGAAATACTTGCGCCTTCGACTCGTGTGTTTCCCGTTACATAGTTAAATGTTGCATTCTCTCCTGCAACATTAAAACCTGAAACCAAACTAGTGAATACGCCAGTGACACCAGTAACTCGATTAAATAAACCAGTAACACCAGTAATAACTGCGCCTGATATTTGGGTTGTAAATACTCCAGATACACCGGTGATATTTGTAAATTGCCCCGCATTACCAGTAACTACAGTACCGGAAACCTGGCTCGTAAAAATTCCAGAAACTCCTGTTAAGTTCGTAAATTGTCCCGTATCACCAGTAACAGTTGCCCCAGAGATACGTGTTGTAAATACTCCAGAAACACCCGTGATATTTGAAAATTGGCCTGCGTTTCCAGTGACAATTGTACTTGAAATGCGATCGGTAAACGTCCCAGATATGCCGGTAAGGTTTGTGAATTGAGCCGTAGATCCTGTTATGGTTGCTCCAGAAAGAGCGGTAAAGTTTCCACTGACAAAATTGCCAGTCGTTGCATTAATTATGTTGCCAGTAATTGTGGCCCCACTTAACGTAGTAGTGAATACACCTGTTACAACATTAAGGCGACCAAAGTTGCCCGATGCTCCTGTAATGGTTACGCCTGAAATGCTTGTTGTACCGTAAATCTGGTTAGCTGTTAAGTCACCAAACGTACCAGTAATACCAGTAATAGTGGCACCGGATATCGTACCGCTAACAACTAAACCAGACGAAATTGTTCCGCTGCCACTAATGACCAGGTTACCTGCAGCAACAATGTTGCCAGTCGTGTTAATAGATGGGATGGAAATTGAATCAGTGAAGACACCGGTTAAAGCTTCAATGCGTTGAAATAAACCACTGATGCCAGTAATGGTTGCGCCAGAAAGATTTGACGTAAAAATACCTGTCTGTCCAGTGACCGATGTAAACCGTCCGCGATCCCCGGTAATAACAGCACCAGAAAGTTGCGTGGTAAATACGCCACTAACACCTGTTATTGTACCAAGGTTTACAATATCTCCTGTTATTGACGCACCTGATAACGTTGTGGTAAACGTACCAAGTGAACCAGTAACTGTAGTAAATAAACCAGTGGCACCTGTAACGGTTAAACCAGAAACTCTACTGGTGAAAGTCCCAGAAACTCCGGTAAAGTTTGTGAATCTACCGGTGTCTCCAGTGATTGTGGCACCAGAAAGTTGAGTGGTGAATACGCCGCTGACGCCTGTGATGTTTGACGCGTTAACAAAATTACCGGTAACAGTTGCGCCAGAAACCTGTGTAGTGAATACGCCACTAACTCCGGTTAACGTAGAGACACGCGCAGTATCACCTGTAATAATTGCGCCTGATACTTGAGTTGTAAATACTCCATTGACGCCAGTAATATTTGTTCCACTCAGGCTAGAAAATAAACCTGTTGCACCTGTAATTGTTTGGCTCGTTAAAGAGGAAAAGACACCAGTGGTGCCAGTAATTGTTGCACCGCTTATTCTTGTAAAATTACCAGTGCCAACGGTTTCGTTGTTGACAGTTAAAATATCAATGTTGCCAGTTGTTGCATTAACGTTTAAACCTTGAACGGTCCTACCGGTAATCGTAAAACCGCTAAGGGTGTTACGTACTTCTGCATTGCCAGTAACAATTAAGTTCGCAAACGTACCTGTGCCGCTTACATTAATTGTGTTTGGTGTAAATGTTCCACTAACGGTTAAATTATTTGCAACAATCAGGGAACCTGCAACCGTGCCACCGGTTAACTGGAGGTAGTAGCTATTAAAGTATTGTTTTGTATTTGTAAATGTAAGCTTCTTATTCTTTAACCCAGGATCAACTTCGGCTACATCAACAACCATCAAAAGATCGTCATCATCAATAGATGTTGACGAAATTGCTGGCAAATCGGTTATGCGCCTATTGGCCACTTATTAAACCACAAGACCTATAAATTAAATTATAGGCGATCTGTGCTTAATTTATTTTACTTTGATTTCAATGCTAGGAAGAAATCTTGAGCCTACATTCCAAGCTGCTTGGCCGCCAACAACAATTCCACAAGACACAACAAAAACCAAAATAAGTTCGGCAACCGTCAAGTTGCGACGAACATAAACAACCTGTGGTTGCTGCGGGATTTGCCTGGGTACGTATTGTTGCGTGGGATAGGGTAGTTGCTGTGGCTGCTGCTGCTCTAGCCGCTGAGCCATGGCCTGCTGAATCGCCATTTGCTTAGCCTGGGCTTTCATTGCCTCCAGGGTTTCAAGCGTGATCTCAGGCTGCTGTAGGGGGATTTGTGGTTGGGGCTGCGGGGTGTTGCTTGGAGCCACTTGATTTTCCATGGAAGGCAGCAAAAACTTTTTCTATACCTTAGCATTTAATCAAAGCTTGTTGTGTATGTCGTACGGAATTCGAAAAGGTCTAGAGGACATCTCGCATGAATTAAAAGGTATTAGGACAATTCTCAATTCCATGTGGCAAAGCCGTTATGGAGCAGATGAAAATACGGTGTTTAACCCGGAAGCATTTGCAGATGAGTACATTTCAACAGAAGAATGTGCCCGGCGGCTCCAGGTATCCGATCAAACTGTTCGTAATTGGATTGCAATTGGACGAAAAACTCCCGACAAGGGTTGGATTGAAAGCGTTCACTATGTCAATATTGCTCCAGATTCTGGGCGAAAGGCGGTCATTCGTATTCCCTGGAATAACCTGGTTCAATCCTTTGCAAAAAACCGCAAGACAATTACGAGTGACTACTACACAAAACGAAACATGTACCAAAGTACTTCTTTTGGGAAGCTTGAGTGATGTCAACACGTTTTGATGGATTGGACATCTCACTTGTAACTGTCAAGAATTTTGCCGAACAGTTACCAGAATCCTTGGCACTACAGGTGATTGACTTTTTGCCTCCTAGCGGTTCTTTCGACGACAAGATCCTGCGTCGTTACCTGGAAAATTCGCAGGAGTACGAAAGGGAAGATGCTAATTCAAATATGACCCTTGCCAATCGATTGCGGTTAGCATTTAAAGACATGAACGCAGACACAATCTGTGGTAAATTTCCCCAGGCAGAGCTGCCCCTGAAACGTAGACTCAGGTGTGTCGCTGAATACTTGATTAGATCTGGAGAGTTTGACAAGTTACGGGATGCAAACAACAAGTTGGTCAAGAAACGTGGTAACCTGGGGAAACTTGTTGTGATCTACCAACCACTTCCAAAACTTTTAGAATCTCTTGCAAAGCAAAAACTACTAGAAAAATGAACAAACGCGAAAAACTTTTATCATCAGTGCTCGGTCCAGAGCTAGATAAAACCAAAGCCAAGATGCTTGATACCACCATCAAGTTCATCCTTGGTGATATGGGGCAACAATATGCCAAGTTGTGGGAATTTGAAGGGCCTGGTGTAATGGTTTTTCAACCACAAAACAAAGAACGTTCAATGTTTTTTTGGACATTAAAAGAAATTCACGCTGCCCAAGAGGAGTGTGAACGTGGAAATGACGGTGATCTTGCGGAAACTTTTCGACGTATCTTGCAAGCAGCGCAAAAGATTGATCCAAAGGAAAAAGCTGGTTATATCATCAACGATGCAGAGGGCATTCGCTATTTGGAAATAGACTATAACCAGGCTGCGGAATAATAATGGCTATTCACGATATCAGAAAAGGCCAAAGCGAAGACAGAGAATTAATCACTAATTACGACCTGGCAGCATCTGCGAATGAATTGTTGGGCGGCATTGAGCTAGATGTTGCTAGTTCAAAAATTGCCAATGATTATGTTGGAGCTGAAAGGTATTTTACCCCAAGTGATGACGGGTTAAATGCTCAGGATTGGTACGGAAGGGTCTACTTGTTTCCTCCGTCCGGAGCATATTTCTGGGATAAGAAGAATGATAAATGGAAGATGACACGTGCTTCGTCTTTATCTTTGGTCTCTTCCCATGCTGTTTGGTTCCGCAAGCTTTATACGTCTTGGTTGAAAAGCGAAATTGAACAAGGGCTTTACTTTACGAATTGCCCGGACATGATTCGATATGAACAAAAGATATTTGATTTTCCTGTGTGCATTTTAAAAACTGCACCAACACTTCTAAAGAACACAAGCGAAGGCCTGTCTCAACATAAGACTTGCACATCTTTCCTTGTGTATCTTCAACCAAAGCACTGTTGCGCCGAAGCTACTGAAAAGTTTATTGACATTTACTCACCCAAGGGACGTGTCCTGGTTTAAACTGAGGGGCGACCCAAAATTTGTATGGCTCTCCTCTGCGACTGGGAAATTCAACACCTTGCCGAAACGGAGGAAATGATCTCTCCGTTCCAGGATAAGTTGGTGAGTGAAACAGATGGTCGCCGTATCCTTAGCTATGGACTCAGCTCTTACGGATACGATATCCGACTGTCTCCCAAGCAATGTTTAGTTTTTGGCCGAATTCAAAAAGGTGATTGTGATCCCAAAGACTTCGATAAGGATATCCTCACAAATGCCGAATTACTAGAAGATGAAAAAGGACAGTATTTTATTTTGCCTCCTTATGGGTATTGTCTTGGCGTTGCACAAGAACGCATTAAGCTTCCCAGGAATGTGACTGTAGTTGCCGTTGGCAAATCTACGTATGCACGTTCAGGTATCTTGGTAAATATCACACCAGCAGAAGCCGGTTGGGAGGGCTACCTTACATTGGAAATTAGCAATTGCACTGGTTTGTTTAATCGTATTTATGCTGACGAGGGTATTACACAACTGTTGTTTTACAAAGGTGAAGATTGCCGGGTATCTTACCAAGACCGAAAAGGCAAGTATCAAGATCAAAAGAAAGAAATTGTATTCTCTCAGGTTTGATGTGGTGTTAACCAAAGGCACGGCCAAAACTTGGCTGAGGTTTGTTGGCGTAGTTGGTACTTCCTGCTTTACCAATAGTATCTCCCATGCTTGGCAGTGATGTGCCAGCGATATTAGCTTCTGTCCTAGGTGTTTTGCCACGAATTGCAGGCTCATCAATGCCTGCTTTCTGGCGAAATTTACCAGCGCTTTTAGCCGCTGCCATGAATTTAGCTACACGACTTTGTTTATCATTTACTGAATCAACAGAGGCACGATCCCTTGAATCAACACGGCGCATGTCCGTATCGTAAGCCTGCTCAGGCCTGAGGTCCGACGTTTCTGCTCCTGAAGTACCAGAGAGCTGGCGTGGATCGTGTAAAGCGCCGTGGAAATCTGTCATGATAATATTGTAGATGAGATGAATCAAAGCCAATACAGTTATGCATGGCGCCACTGGGTTTTTAGATAGTTTTGTTCAGGATGAAGTTAGGTGTCGTTGCCTAAGCGAGGAGGATTTTGGTGCTCCGCTAAGCAACACAAACAATGACGTTCCTCTGTATGATATGTACAATCGTGGATTGGCAGCATGCGAACAGGGTCTGGAACGAACGAATCTTGGATTGGAGGGTATGCCACGTCCGGGGAGAACCGGCTACATCCCTGGGGTGGAGGAAGCTGGCATGTATCCGGGAACTCTTCCAATGCCGAAGAGCAAGTTGGTGGCACTGCCTCCGGCAAATGCGACAACGGAAATTTTACTATCCAACCAAAGACGTGGTTTGACTCGGTAGAAAATACTGGGTGTGTAGATGGTGTGTGCCCAGTACCTTGGGAAGTAGCTAAAAGCCCTATTGCCCCAAAGGGGGATCCGGTAGATCACCCTGAACATTACAACCAGGGCAAGGTAGAAGTTATTGATATCCTGGAGCAGGCGGTGCAAGATGCCCCCGACCCAATCTCCGGTGGTTTGCTGTGGCAAACACTTAAATATTTGTTACGTATTTGGTATAAAGACAATATGCTTCAAGATGCCAGGAAGGCACGTTGGTATCTCAACCGTTTGATTGATCGCTTAGAGCGCGACTACGTTTAAAACGGCAGCAACACATCGTCATCATTTTCGTCGTCATCTTCATCGTCAGGGATGCAGGTGGCGGCGAATTCAATTAGCTCTAGTTCTGTAGGCAGATCAATTTCAATTTCAATATTTTCATCCGTCAGCAATGTCTTGACGGCATGCCATTCCATTAGTCGTTGGTAATACAAATTCAAAAGCGATGAGTGCAGTTGTTCCCATGTCATCTCCTGGGCCTGCAACTCAGCTTTACGCATGGAAAACTGCAATTCCAACGGAAGTTCATATTCCCGCGGTTCGTCTGAATGTTCCATCCGGCGTAGTTTGCGTTAATGAAAGCATTCTAATCCTACCTGCTAGGAGTAGTGCCTGTCTCTGTGGACGGGTATTTAGCTCAGGATTTTTTTTCGCCAGAAAATTGGTTTGCAAATTTTGCTAGCACGTAAGGATTGATGGAATTCTCCAGGACCAAGATTGCGTTGCGTTGGTGGTCAGCGGAAACAAAGTCCTGGAACGCATTCAATAAAATTGTGGTGGACCCATAGGGAGGATTGGCGATGCCTTCCAAGAACAAAGCAATTTCCTCTCTGCGTCGATCTAAAAGACTGCCAATTGCGTGGTACTCAGCATCAAAAATCCATCGGCCAATTTCATCCGTTGCTGCCCAGAAATTTTCCTGTTCGATCGCATCAATAATGTTGCTATACAAAAAAGAATCCCAGCCAACTGAATGAATAAATGAAAGCAAAGCCTGACGCATATACTTGTCAAGACCCAGATTTAACTTAGATAGTTGAGTATCAATAATAGTTATCTCATGAAACAAATATTCCAACGCCTTTTCTTGGCTGCAAAACTGTCCCTGCCTAACAGGGGATCCATCCGGATAAAACTGGGTACCAAATCCTATTGTGTAAGGTTCAGCACCCGTTACTTGGTCTGCGTAGGCCTTTTCGTTAAACCCTTCGTACTTACGAATGAGATTAATGGCAGAAGAAAAGTCCGACATTGGAGCACTTAATACATACTCCTAATATACACACTTTACTTACCTTGCCCGCGGTATGGTTTTTGTCCACGGCGCCGAGGACGACTGTGCAAGCCATTCCCAATAGATGTGGTCTTGGGTTTGGACTCAATGGCGGTAGCTGTTGACTTGGGTTTTGCCATGGGATTGAGGAAGACTTCAGTACTTTACCACTTAACGCTATTTACCACTTCGTTTTGTGGCTCCAGTACCGTGCAGACATCTTGCTTGGGTCGGGATCTTGAGCATTGTGACGTGCGTAATAAGATTTGCGACGTGCCTTGTCTTTAGCAGTTTGTGGGTTACTACCAGCACCTTGTACTCCTTGCTGACCAAAATGAATAATTTGCTCTTTGCCATTTTCGCAAGCTTTAACAACGTGCGATTTGGTTTTATGTGATGGAGTACGTTGCGGTTTATTGCAAGCCAGTTTTTCCTTTGCAATGCGTGCCGCGGACGCAGCTTTTTTATGTTGGGGTGACATTAAAAACCTTTAAACATAGAGGTAAACTCACCAAGAATTTGACTACCTGATTTTGATTTTTGGTAGCCATCTTCTTCGTCGGCTAATCCTAGTTTAAAGTAACTATCCACATCCGAAGAATCATCTTCCTTTGTTTTTGAAGAAGATGATTCTTCGGTATCATCAGCAAAGAAACCTTCAATTTTTCCAAGGGAAGCGAATGGATCGTTGAAGTTGAATTTAGTCATGGACAAAGCATCATTTGATCCAGCTTTTGTTAACAGTGTTTGCTCTGAACGATCAAGGTCTGGAAAGAATTTTGTATAGAATTCATCCTCGGTTCCTTTAAAACCTGCGCTTTGGAATGTTTTGTATAGTTCTGTTTCTGGTTTAATGGCTTGGTTCGTAAAATCCGTTGGGCGTTCAATGTACGTAAGCCCAAGTTTTTCTTGTGTAGGTGTTTGATTTTTTTCATTCAATGCTTTAATTTGGGCTCGAATTTCCGTTGCTGTTCCGCTTTGCAAAGTTTCTTTAATGTACTGCTTAAGGTCGTCTACTGTTCCAGTAAAATTATCTAGTCCAAATTGTTTTAACGCTTCCCCCCAGGAAGCTTTATCGGTTAGGTCTATTCCCGCTAATGCTTGATCTGCAAACTCATCAGGCGTAATAAACTGACCAAAGATTGTACCTTGCTTTAATGCTTCTGCTTTTAGAGCAGGAAGAATATTATTGTAGATTTCATCTGTTACTTTTGAAGCAGTCAAGGTATCTTCAGCTGGGTCGTAACCAAGTCCTTGACCTTTTACTTGGAAATGCATGCGAGCGAATTGTTCTTTATTGCTTAAATCAATACCAAAACGATATGCTTGCTGTGCCCAGTAAGGGTCGCCTCCCTTGGCGGCCTCCCAGTCAGCAGTAACAGTATTAGTTTGTTGCGTATAGGTATCCGTTTTACCTGTGTTACCTGTAGGACTAAAGTAAAAATCAGAATTAAAGTATTGATCAGGCGTTTTGGAGACTTGGTCCAAATACTGTTTAGAGCGTAGATCAGCAATTAGTTTTGTAGCGTTAACAAGGTCTTGCGTTTGGAAAGGGTTCTGTTCTGCCTGGCGCACATCAAGGTATTCAACAAATTCGTTCATTGATTTTGAGCCATCAAAACGAGGTTGCAAATATTTCTCAATAAAGTTACGTGCAAAATCTGCATCAATATTTATTTTTTCATTGGTCTCTCCAGTAGAGAACTCGACCTCCTGGGCTTTTGAATACTTTTCTTTTAGTGAAGTATCAAACCATTGTTGCCAGTTATAAGTAACGTTGTTTTGAACGCCAGTAACTCCTTGCAGACCTTTCAGTAAAGACTTTTCAGCATTGCCTCCACCGATAAATGAAAGGACGCCACCAACGCCACTGTCACCAAGAAGCGAATCAGATAGTGTTTGGTTGATATCCATGATTTCACCAAACCCTCCAAAACCGCTCAACAAGCTAAGCGTTTGCTCTTTTTGTTTTGCCTTGGTAATTTCGGCAATTGTATCCTTTAATACGCTTTGTGTTAAAGCGCCAAAACGTTTAACGTCTGTTTCTGCTTGTGTGCCAACGGCTTGATTAAGTGCGTCCTCTAATTCCGTAACACCATATCCAGTATTTACGTTGTAACTAAGAGAAACTTGCTTGTCCTCTGGCCTTTCCGAAAGACGAAACAATGCCGCAAAATCATCCTTCTTTGTTACATCTAAGTAATATTTTTTTGCTAAATCTGTCCAGTAAGTATCTCCTCCTTTTGCTTCTGTCCAGGCATCTGCAATTTCTGGTATATTTAACAAGCGATCTACTCGACTAGTGTCATCTATGCCCAGCTGTAGACTTCTTGCTTGTTGTATTTCTGCATCGGTTGGTTTTTTCTCTACATAGGAAGAAGCTGCTGATGTTGCTTCCGTTGCGTTACCGCGTACTCCGGCTGGTTTTCCTTGAGTTGTGTAATGCTGTAAATAAAACCCTGGCTCTCCATAACGCTGGGTAATATCAATATCGTCGTTAGCTACAGCGGCATCCCATTGTGCCTTGGCTGCAGGGTTTTGATTTTTGTAATATGTAGAGTCAAACGTGCCGTACGCTGGTTTGGCTCCTAGTTTCTCTCCGTCCCACGATTCAATTTTTTCATTTGAATAGGCAGCTTTGAATTGATTCTCCAAGGTAGATTTTAAAGTGTCACTGATACCTGTTGATGAACGAATTAATTCCCTTTGCGTTGTATAGTCTCCACCTTTAGCCGTGGTTGCCGCCTGATAAGTTTTGTCGTACGCTGCGTTCTTTGCTGTATTTTCAGTGTTTGTTTTAAGATTTGCAGCGTTAATCTCTGCATTGTATTTATTCTCAAGTTCAATTGATTTGTTTTTTGCTAATGCCTCTTCTGTTGCTTTATATTCTGCTAGGTTTTTGTAATAGGGAGCACGGGCTCTTTCGCCTGGGTTGAAATTGTCAATGTCTCTTTGGATGCTCTCTAGACTGCGTAAAGGAAGCGTTCCCCAAGGAGGACCAAGATTTACACTGGTTATAAGTGAAGTATTTTCAGGTAAGTTGGTTGGGTTATCTGTTTTTTCATAGTTAATATTCCATTTCCTAGAAGGAGGATCATATGAAATGCCCATGTCAAATTGCCAGCTGTAAAGGATTTACTTGATATACAAAAAGGTCGACGGCCTCTCTGGACATCCATACATGTATATTGTCTATCCTAGCTTGTGTAAAAAAATCTTGTTTGCTATACCATTCTTCCATTTTTCTACTAGCTTTAGATTCATTGCAACGCCTGCAACACGGAAGAAGATTGTTCCTATTACTGGAACCAGATTTAAACCTGGGCACAATGTGATCCAAACTTGTGGCTTTTTCTCCACAATATCCACAGGAGTTGTCCCAGGACTCGTAGATAGATTGCCTAAAACGTTTTTTAGCTAGTTTAGGAGTTAGTTCAAGAAGCAATGCGAGCGGCTCGTGTTCGCTGCAGAACATACTCAAATAGCTGTTAACTTATTCTAAGTTGGCAACATGAATTCTTTTTGTTACAAAAGCTAACAAAAAAAGAGTTGACAGGGAACTGGATATGGGTAAATTGGGTATGCACACAGACTATACAAGTCATGGCAAGCCATCCCGGTTGGGTTCCAGCGTACCGCATTGAAGAGCTTCTTGGCATCGACAAGAAAACTCTGTACAAATTTCGTGATAATGGCACCCTCCGGCTTGGTCCTCATTACGCAGCATTCCCTGAAACACGTTCACGCGACAGCTTCCGCTGGAACGTAAAGGCAATTAAAAAGGTCCTTGACAAAATGGCTGTAGTTTCATAAGCTAAGCCTGTTATGGGTTAAGAGCGGTCCTGTGAAAGGGGCCGCTTTTTACGTTGGGCCGATACCACTTGCGTATGCTGCCCAGGCATTACCCAGTGCGTTCATGCTTGAGGTTTCGCCTGTTGCATAAGGAAGATTCACTACATCCCCTGGGGAGTATACGGTTGGATTTCCGCTATAGAACACTTCGCTGAAACCAAATTTACTGGCCTCCAACTGTGCCTCTGAAAGCACGTAACGCGTTTCAATTATTTCACCAAAGTCAGCCATTTTAAATAGCGGGTAACTCACCGGCGCTGGGATTGTAAAACGCTCCGGTCTTATCTTGCATTCTAAAGTTTTCCAACCTAATGAAAGACGTGGGAACATTCAACAGCTTTTGCATCATTGGTAGAACTTGCGGCGATTGAAAGTTTTTTGGTGGTACATCCATGAGCGCCAATGCCCTGTATGCGTGGATTCTATTTACGTGTTCAGAGGTGACAGCAGATTCATGCACTAAGTCCTGCTCCCATTTCGTAAGACTTTCTTCTGTTTCTACTGGCAAATCAGATGGCTCTGGCGGCAGGATACCTTCTTCAAAACGAAGCGCATAAATGTGTTTGCAATAGCGCATCTCATCTAGGAGTGGAGACCAGTAATCAGTAAACGAAACGATTTGATTGTCACGTGCCGTGTAATCAACAAAGGTTGTGGGACCTTCTGTCTTACGAGAGGCCGAAAAATTTCTTAGATAACGTCCGCCAAAATCATTGAATACGCCAGGGTTATCAATTGACGTGGAAGTTAGATTTAAGTCTCGATTAGTATTCGCGTTTGTCATGGCACGGTTGTCAACAGTGCCAGTATTTTGATCTGTGATTACCTCGTGTCTACCATACTTGAGCAAAGACGGCTTAGTAAACGGAAAACGACGTTTCTCTTTGCCGTCCAGGTTCATCATGAAAGCGTAACTGCGCCTGCTAAAGTCCTGGCAAGAACAGGCGTAACGAGTTCCGATAGTAAAGTAACGGCCTGCATCAGGCTTCCTCGTTGCTGGTGTCACATAAACATTGTCGGGTGTTGCCTCAAAAGAACTTGTTTTTTGTAGTTTTAAAATTCCATTATCTCCATCAACATCAATCAAAATAGCTTGGACAAAACCATAGCGTTTACCGGTGGCCGGATTTAATGTGTCTTTGGTTATTGGTGAATCTTCAGGAACAAGAATACGATCTTCAAGTATTTCACCAAGTAAAGGTTTGAGAGGTGCCCCAGAGGGATTTGGCACGTATAAAGGAGGTGGTAATGGATTGGCGCTATTCCAGCTACCTGCAAGTCTTACGTACCAATATTCGTCATCTTCTGTTACGGAATCAATGCTTGCTCGTACACCAAAGCGATCTACTACGTTATCAAACCGTAGGATGGCCCCTACGCGGCATCCAGTCCAGTGTACGCCGAATTCCTTGCCAGCAGTCGGGAAGCCCTGTACAACGCCAAGGATGAGGGGCTGACGGCCTTCTGTTGGTGCAGTGCCAGTAGGGTATGGAATTTGG